GCCCCGGTCAAATTGTAGTTCGTGTGTACCCTTCCGTCCTCCGGCCATGTGAACGCGATGGCTTGGCTCACATGCGTCCCCCGCATCGTACTTACATACGACCTGTCCGACAAATAGGTGGCTATCTCGCTGTCGGGTTGCGTGGCAATGTAGTCGATGGTGGCGCTGTCGGCGCTGAATCCGGTCTTGGTCTCCTTGAGCGGCGTGAACCCCATGTCCTTGAACAGCACGTCCTGAAGCTGTTTGGGGCTTCCTATGTTGAACCGCCTGCCTGCACACGCATATATGTTCTCCTCCAGCTTGGAAACGGCCTGCTTGCACAGGTCGTCCACCATGGTGGCTCTGTCCAGATTAACACGCATACCATTGTACTCGGCGTCGTTCATCACCCTCCTTACCGGCATCAGAACCTTGTCGAACAACGGAAACACCTTGTCTTCCACCATGTTAGGTTTCAATACCATGTAAATGATCCATGTGGCTATGGAATCAAACGCACCGTACGGCTCAAGTATGTCGCTGGGAATCTGGGAGTAGTCTTCCTTTATGCGATGCTCTTCCTTGTACTTCTCCAGCGGGGTGTCATACCCGCCAAAAGAAGTATGCACCCATGCCAAGTCTTTCAACCGCTTGGAAAAGTTCTCGTCCATGAGATGCGCGCCTATCATGGTATCGAAGTACTTCACGCTGTTGATGTGTATCCCGTAAACCATGCCCAATATGCGCGTCTCATACGCCCCGTTGTGCATGACCTTGTAGCACTCCCTATCGGTGACCAATTCCTTGAACAAGGAAAAAGCCGGTCTGGACTGCACCAAGCTATCCCAAGGAATATAGTACCCAAGCTCAGGGTCACAGCTAAGTGAAAATCCTATGATGTACTTTTCAGATGCCCTTCCAGACCCTCCGGTCTCTATGTCGAATGCGAATGATTTTTCCCTTTGCATCTTGCCAAGCACCGCCATGATCTTGACGGTGTCGGTGACCGTCAAGGACACCGGCATGGGGAAATCAGGCAAGTCTTTCCGAGCGGCCTCCCATGCCACTTTGAATGCCTGTACTACCAGCCCGAGCTGATAGGTAGAGAACCGGCCTCTACGGTCTACACAGGCAGATATGGGATAAGAAGGCATGAGCCAACAGCCGAACTCCCTAAGCCACACGCGCTTTCCTTGCCATTTGCCTATCCCGCCGACCTTGCTCTCCTGCTTTTTAGCCGCCCCTTCTTCAACCTGCCCCTTGTAGTAGGACTGCATCAGGGATGCCAAGGCCACATCGCCCATGGCCACGATTACCCTTGGCTTTACCCGAGCGATCTCCGCTTCGAGGTATCGCCTGCACCGCTTGATCTCGGATACACTGGGAGCCTTGTCCTTCAAGGCCCGGCATCTCACCGCATAGGTAAACCTGATTTCCGATTCAGGTATTCCAGCCGCTACTAGGATGTCGTCTCTAAGGTACTCCCCCATGGGGCCGACAAAAGGCCGGTTCATCTCGTCGTCAGTCTCCCAAGGAGACTCCCCCACCACCATGAGCAGGGCGTTGCTCGGGCCTTCCCCCTCCATGCATACGGAAGAAGAATTGTCGCACCGCTTAGGACATAGCCCGCAGTCGGGTTGGCACTCTACGCCATCTGCGACAGTTTGCTTTTCAATTCTTCCACCCATATATTTCCGTACTCCTCCCGGCATACGCCTACAATAACCAGCATACACTGCAAAACCACGAACGCATTCGCCCTGATGATAAGCTCTGCCGCATCGGCAGTTTCGCACGTAGACGCCAGCATATACATATCGGCATGGAGGATACTGGTTACGGCGTCTCTCTTTTCATCCGATACCATCGAGTACTCATGCTTGATCCTGTCAATGGCAATCCGTTCTGACATCGCTACACCCCCGTCAACCTATAGCTCATGCTCTCCATGCCGCTTTTCAGCAACACGTCCTTGAACCCGTCCATGGAATACTGGGCGTCAACCCAAACGATGCTGTCCACGGGAACCTTGCTGGGCCGAAGCAACTCCGAATTCCTTACGATCAATTCCCGACATCCAGCTACCTTGTCTGCCCAAGTAAAAGCGTTCATCCGTCGAAGCGCAGGCTCCATGCTTTCCAAATTAGTTTCGGTGATGCCGGTCAAGTGACACAGCTCGGAAGCAATTTTTTTCGGAAAGCGCGGAACACCGGGAACATTGTCGGACGGATCGCCGGTCAGCACCTTGAACAGCCACAACTTGTCCAAGGGAATCATCTTCGCACCAAACTTTTTCTCGAACATGGCCCGCATGCGTTCCTTAGTCAGAACCTCGTTGTGCTGGTACAGGATATCCCCGTAATCGGCCAGCCCCCACCAGTCCCAATCGCCGGAGGAATACAGCGCCTTTGTCCCTTCCGGGGATGATTTGGCCAACGTGTCTACCACGTCATCCGCTTCGTAGGTGTCTGCCCAAGCCTGCCGTACCCCCATGGTCGGAAGGGCGTACTTTACCCTGTCCACGCAATCGAAGAACTCGGTGGTCTCTTCCGGCGTCTTCATCCCTGCCCGGTTGCCTTTGTAAATAGGGTGCTTGGCCTTGCGCCATGAGTTTCTGCCCTCCCACAGTACCACTATGTCTACATTGGGAATGCGCTGTTGCCAGTCCAAGGCAAACCGGCATATCCCATACATCATCCCGGTCTTGTGACCTTGGTAGAACAAGTCGCGCATTCCGTAATAACTGCGGGACATCAAGTTCATCCCATCGACGTAGATGACGGAATACGGATGGAAACCGCTAAGGCTTTTCATCGCTCGCGCCGCGCCCACTCTGCCATGAGCAGGGAATCCGCGTCTCCGTGCTTGGTTATTTCCTTGCTCACGGAAGGGAACAGCCTGCACCCTATGGAACATGACGCGAACTTCAATTCAGGTGTACCCGCGCACCCTTTTGGAAGCATCTCCTTTTGCCACTGCTTTGAGTCCACGTACTCTACAGGCAGTTTCAACTGCTCCACGACCACCAGCACGGCTTCCAGCGCACGCACCGCACTCACGGTAGCCTTGAATCCTTTCGGGTTTACAAAGGGGCGCTCGATCACGACCCGCATGAACTTTTCTTCCTTGCACTCCTTGTTCAAGAGGATGAAGGATTTTATCAGGCTGTCAAGGGCCGCATGGTCGATGCGCTGTATCGTAGATTTTGCCTTCGTGTAGTTCTGCTCCTTGCGGGCAGGCACCTTGACGAACCTGCATACGTTTCCGGCCCTGCTGAGATACGCAATAGACCCACTCACCCCGTTGTCTATGGATATGACACCCATCACAGCGCCTTCCCAGAAAAAGAATCGGCAGTGTATATCCCCGCTTGCCCGTTCATGCACTTCAGCTCTACCCAGTCCACGTAACGAGGATTGTTGGCTATCAGCAGTCTGGCATAGAACGCGAAGTAGTCGTTGCTGATCTTGTACTGCGTCTCGGTGTCCACCGTGCTTCCCGGCCCCCACCGCTTATTATTCAAAATCAGCCACACGGAAGATTTTCTCCACCCGTCGCTATACTGTCTGGCGGCTTCCTCCTCCACGAAATCAAACACATGGAGATTGTCATAGTGAAACTTCTTGAATCTTTTCAGCTTGTCTAGATCGCATCCCCGGACAAGGTACTCGAACCGGGCGGTAGCGTCCATGTTACCCAGCCTAGTCTTGGACAAATGCATATCTTACCTCCTATCCACAAATTGCTTCCCGAATATATTCGGGGATAAACCGCTTGTACTGCTTGTAGTACCAGCCAAACCCGCTGTCCAGAATGTAGGTTACCGCCTTCTCCTTGCTACTGCGTACCGACCTTCCAAGAGACTGCACGAACATTACCGTGGTAATCCACCCGTACCAGTCGGGGTCAAGCTCCATCTTCCTAACCACGACCTTGTCCCCGAGACTGGGATAGGGAACCTTGCAGAAAATCTGTACCTTGCTAAGGTCGCCTCGCAAATCCAGCCCCTCGCGCAACCCGCTGGCAATGATGATCGACCCCGGCTTGCTGGCATGCACTTCCAGCATCTTCTGCGGAGAATCGAAATCCTTGTTGTATGTGAAGCGCGGATCATTCAAGTGATTCTTCAGATAGTTGGCGATCTTTTCCGAGTGGGTCTGGACGATCCCCTTCCGGTCTGGATACTTTCCCACTATCTCCTCTATGTATTCGACAATGGTAGGCAACGTGCCGTCAATGTCCTTATATCCCATCTTGCCAGCATACTTCTTGATGATCGGCCTATTCTCGGCGGGAAAAGTACAAGGCACCGAAATGTAATACACCTCATCGGAATCCAGCCCCGTCTCGCGGCAGAACATATCCTTATCAAGGATTGTGGCACTCATCATAAGAGTGCGCTCCCCGTACCCCAACAGCCACTTAGATGCGTAGTCACCGGAAAATACCGGACGGAAAGTGACGCTCGGTGCGTACCTTCCCTGCGTGGAATAATCGAAAACATACTCGGAAGGCACTTCCCGCTCCCGCTCCCGCATGTAGCGCAACATCCGGTGGGTTATGTTGGAAAGCTCCTGCATCCTGAAAAGGCTTTCCCTGCTCAACACGTTGAGGTTGTACTGAAGGTCAAGCCCTTCCAGCTCTTGCATGTACTCCATGTAAGCCGACTTGATAAAATCAGTGTACTGGGAAATGGTGTCCGCTTCAGGCACGTCGATGCCCCCACGGCTATTGATGGTAAAGGAAAGAAAGCCCGAGAATTTTTCCGCGATGTTTTGGCAGTTGTGAACTACAACCCCATTAACCACATAGGTATGCAATCCCTCTACTTCAATATCATAGACTGAACCTTCAGGACACAGCTCTTCAAATCTTCCATCACTTCCTTGTTTGAGAACCTCAACACTTTCCACCCTAACAGTCCCAAAATTATTTCCTTGCTGTGTGTTACACACAACGTCAATACCAAGTTTTAGACTGGAGGCACTTACCCATCCAAAAGTAATC